GAGCTCGCCCACCATACCTGCGCCCGATTTCTTGGCTGCCTCCATGCGCTCGGTTAAAGCTACTAGGTAGCCATCTACGCCTTTAATTCCATTGGTCATGGCTTGTGAAACACCCGATGCACTAATGGTGCGAAACAGCTCACTCCAGCTGTCTGAGAGCCCGCTGATAGCACCGTCTAAGGTTTTGGTTCGCTCAGCCATGGCGCCGGCGAACTCGGTGTTACCTATCGCAGTTAAATACTGGGTAATCTCGGCAGCGTTATTGCCAATGGTTTGAGTAACACCCTGAAAAGTCAGCGAAACTTTATCGCCCTCTTGCTTTGCCTTGATGCCAAACTCTTTGAGTCGCTCGAATTCTCCCGTAGCGGCATCAGCCACAGCTTCAACCATCTGGTTCAAGTCTTTCCCCATGGCTGATGCGGTGTTGCCAAAGCTGGTTAGCGATGCCTTGGTGGGTTCTAACCCAAGCGCTTTCATTTTCACAAAACCCTGCGTCGCCTGTGCCAGGCCAAACGGTGTTTCTTTTGCAAAGTCTTTTAGCCAGGACATTTCCCTGGCTGCAGCTGCTGAGCTGCCGCTGACAGTAATCAAGCTGGAATTGAGCGCGTCGAACTCACGCTGCACAGAAATCAGCTTGCCCACAAAGCCAGCTGCCATAGCGGTACCGGCTGCAGCAATAGCTGTTGCGGCTAAGCCGGCTCCTTTGCCTAAAAGGTTCAAGCCAGAGCCAGAGTCTGATGCTGACTTGTCAATCTTGCGCATGGCAGCATTTAGGCCCTCGCTAGACTTAGACGTACCCTGCAGCGCGGTGCCTGTTTTGTCCGCTTGCGAGTCAATGCCTTGCAATGCATTTTCAGCTTGCTTTGCTGCCACCACAACGGCTTTACCATCGGCGGTGATTTTGATTGCGAGTTCAGCGGCCATGGGTCTTGGTTTTTCCTTTTGTCGTTAACTCTTACGCGAAGCGTGTAATTCGCGCTCGTTCAAAATACGCAGCGCTTCTTGCTCAATGACTCGGTACTGCTGCACCACCGATACCTGGGCCTTTCCTTGCAAACCTTGCCAAACTGCTTCCTGCGCTAGGTTTATGGCTTGCACTGCTCGCCAGTTCGCACCACCCATGCCGCCCAGGCTAAGTTGAAATTGGCCCATGCAGGCAAGAAACAAATTGAGCGCTTTCACATGCTTTGGCCAAACATCACAGACATCAAATGCTTTGCCCTTAGCGGGCTCTTTTGCTTCATCTTTTTGAAGGCCAAAGCAGCGCAGCGCATCATCGGTTTCCTCATCGACCACCGCGTCACCTCTTGATGTGCGCAGAGCGTGGCGGGCGATGGCAATTAGTTTTTTGCTGGGCCGTTGACGTAGTTATCAAAAAAACTTTTAACCATGGCGGCTTCTAGTGGATAGATGCGGCAGAGCCGGTCTACATTGGCCTGGTTGAACTCCATGGGAGTACGATCTTCCTCAACCAAATCGGTGCCGAATCCGACCAGCAATTCATCGAGTACTTCACGATCTTTGAGCGGCAAAACATCGGCATCTTCACGCGCAGCTTTTGCACTTTGGCGAATACGATTGAGTAAGTCGTCGACCTCTTCTTTGTCTAGCGCCTTGAAGACAACGCTGAACTTAACCTTGGTGAACTTGCCGCCATCGGCAGGAATATTTACCGCCACTGGAGCGACAAAAGTGGGTTTGGATGTAACGACAAACATGGCTAAATTTCTTTCTTATTTATAAATTTGATTGCGTCCTGTGCACGCTAGAAATGCACAGGAATTTTTTACATGCTGACGATGCGCAGCTCGTCGTTTCCGGTGGTAGTCGGCGTTAAGCGCAGATCCATTCCCAGCATGGCCATGCCGTCTTGCTCGGTATTTTTGGGGTTCAGACGCTGCACTGCCGGCGCAAAAATAATGATCTTGCCGCCGGCGATAGTGCCGTGCTCCAGGCTCATGCTGGTCAGCGTATTGGCGTTGATTTCGGTGCGCATAGTCACCTCTTGCGCTGCTAACAAATCAAGCGTCAAGCTACCTGTTGATTCACGGTTGGTCACCAGCACGCTCTCGCCACCCAGCATGGGTTGATAAACAACGTTGTTAGCAATATTCAGACTTAGACCGCGACTCGGAAAGCTGGTGCCGCCGGTGATGGCGCCAGCAGAGTAAACGCCGCCTAGCTTGACGTCGCCAGTGTTGGGGTCTGTGATGACCAAAGGTGCTTTCCATGCTGTGAGCACAGCATTTGGGTTGCCTATTGCCGCAACGCCGCCATCAAGGCCGGTGAAGGTAAACATGAACTTAGGAATGTCGCCAATCCCCATCATCAGCTCAAACGTTCCACGGCAGCCAAGGGCTTTGTACTGCACGCCGTCCATGTGGTAATAAATCGTCAGGCTACCAAAGGTATTTGAGACGGGTGTGTAGTCAACACGAGTGGTGGCGGTAACGACTTCAGACATACCGCTTGCAAGCAGAAGTTTTCCCCAAGCCGGAGCTGTCCCGGCGGTACCAGAACCAGAAACCTCAACTTCAAATGCAATCTGCACTGACCGGGTACCGACTAGCTGCTCGGACGCACCCATGAAAGGTCGAAGAATATCGCGCGCCTGGTTAGTAGGATTGATGTCGATGCTGGCATTGCTAATCAGCAACGCATCGGTTGCAGCTAATGGTGCAGCATCGGTGCCGTAAGTGGTTTCTATCTTGGCCAAAATGGCCGTATTGCGTACATAACGATTGGGCATGGATTTACTCCTGGGTCAAAACTGGGAAGTCTTGGGGGGTTTCTGGGGATTGATCAACTTGGCTCAGCGAGCCGTCCACATTGCGCAAGTAGCGCCCGCCTGCACTGGGGTGCAGTTCGGGTACTGATACAGGTTCTGCTGCGGGCGAAGCTGCAGCAGATGAAGAGGATGATTTTTGGTTTGTCGTCATAGGGGCTTAGGCAGTAAGAATGTGAAAGTTCAAAGGTGAAAGTTCAGGCCAGCAAGGTGGCCACCGGCGTGCGGTGCCTGACTTGCAAATAAACGATGGCGCAAGCTACAGGTGTTTCGGCTTCGTCGAATTGCCACTCGATGGCAGAGTTCAACGCCAAAGACATGGCGCCCAGCTCGGCAGCATTGATGCCCGATAGGCGAGACCACACGCTACGCAGTAAGTCATCGACTGCATCCGTTGGGTCAATGCCCACGGTTCCGCGCCCATAGCACTCGACTGCAAATTGGGTCTGCCAGTCAAGCATGCCCAGCACGTTTTCGCTGGACTGGGTTTGCGCTAAACGCACCACAACTGCATTGGCTTGCGACGCCGACAAAGGCCGGAGCCGATTGGCCCAGACTCTTCCATCAGCAAGCGCAGGCGTTTGCATGCAGGCAGCTACCAAGGCATCGGTAATGCTTTTAAATGCGGTGCTCATGTCAAACTTTCTCCAACATCAGTACGCTGATTCCTGTGCCGTCTGGCTCGTGGCTAGAGACGGTGTAGGTAGCAGCAAGGTACTGCAGGGATAGGCCAACTGGATCACCCATTAAGCTAGCCGACGGCAGCGTAAAAACCGGTTGAGTCGAGGCAAAACCTGCAACACCGCCACTCCCCAGCTCATAGTCAGCATCGAAGATGCCGCGCACAGCCGCACCGTCAAGCGTTGCATCAGTTGCAAACTCGGCGGTGCTAAAAAACGCGGTGAAATCTTCGTTGAAGGCCATGATGATGAGCTGTTTATTTGCTGCTTGGCTATCAGCCCGTAAGGGCGTCAACCATGGTCGCAAAGCTCTCGATATTGCGCACATTCACATCAACGTCTTGCAGCGCGACAATTCGCACCCCGCCCGACGAGCTTGCTGTGTATGGGTCGCGAATAAGATCTGTGGTACCCCACATGCCGATCACCAAATCTGACCAGTTGCCAAATATCAATGCCGAACAAATACCATTGCTAGTGCCTTTGGTTAAGTTGCTAGGCAGTGCATTTGTCACGGCGGCGTTGTAACCATTGAGCGGCTGAAGACCTTCACCCCATACCGGCATGCCGTTAGTACCGCTGAACTTTTGCGTACTTTTAAATTTCCCGCGCGTCTTCGCGTTGACGAGATAAGCCATGCTGCCAACGTCTGCATTGGCGACGGCAACGTTAGTTTCTAAGTCGATGATGTTTTGCCACGTTGGAGCCAAACCATTTGTTCCGCCTAACACTGATGGGGTGATGCGTGTTAGCAAACCAGATGGCTGGTTAGATGCGCCTGTACCGCTCAAAGCGGCTTGCTGAATACCCAGACCAAGGTTAATAGCCAGATCACTCATTACGAAATTTTCAACGTCCAAGCTGGTCTGGTTCATCAGCGTACGGCCGATGTCTGTGAAGCCGCCGGCGGTTTTTGGCGACATCAGCACCTGACCGATGGCTTGCTGGCTTTCGGTTGGGGCAGTGTTTTCCGCGACCCAGTAGATCGTGGATCCGCTGGTTTGCTTCGGGATGGCGACGTTACCAACCAGGCCGGTCAGCATGCGTGCACCGAGCTTGTCGATCACCATGGCGTTGCGCAGCATGTCGATGAAGCTGCCCATGAGCAAGTCCGTAGCAACCAAGTTGCCGCCAGAGGTCGGCGTACCTACAACTAAGTCGCGCTTTTGAACGTCAGACGGCATGAAAAAACCGCGGGCTGTGCGGCCCATTTTGCTGCCTACCGCTTCGGAGCATTCACGCTCAAAGGCTGTGGCTTTGTAGCTGTTTTCGTCCGGATTGGCCAAGTGACGTGCGACCTTAAGAATCGAAAATCGCGCAGCTTCTTTTTTTGTCAAACCAATGTCTGAGGTTGGCAGCGGTTTATTAGACATAGCGCGGATGGCATCAGCTTGAAACTGCTCAACGGTATGGCCGGCCTGAATTGACTTGAGCGCTAATTCAGCGCCGCCTGGCATTGCAGCGGCAATAGCACTGATTTCAGCAGCATGATTTCGCTGCTTAGGAGTTTCAATAACGGGTGCAACAATAGTTTCGGGCATAGATTTCTCCAGAGGAGTTTTGGGAACAAAAGAGGTGTTGTCAGCTGACGCTGGCGCATGACTGCGACCAACACCAACGGAGGCATCAGCAGGGATACTGACAAGAGAGTTTTCGTAAGGCTCCCAGTCGGTAACGCGGTAGGTTTCCACACCATCCTTTGTCTCGACCAAAACAGCCTTGTGGATCATGTAGCCAACCGAGACGTTGCGACGGATACCGTCAATCACATCTTGGAAGACTTCTTCTGCGCGCTCGCTTTTCCCAAAACGAACAACGGCGCGGGCCACCCGGTCAACGCCGATTTCTACAGATTCGATAACGCCGACAACATCAGTCGGGTTGTGGTCGCACAGCAAGTTAGCACCAGAGCGCATTCGGCTTTGACGCATGGCGTTGGGTGTGCATTCCAAAATTTCAATCCCCCAGTAACGCTCGTATGGAGTCTCGCTAGCGAACGCAATTTCTACGGTGCGGGCGACGACGTTCACAGTCGATCGCTCGACAACAAAGTTACGCTCTTGCTTTTTCCCATCTTCAGTTAGGTATCTAGCAAGATTGTCTGGAATGGAGTTACTGCTCATGGGTATGACTTTCGTTTAAGTAGCGTCCGGTTTTCAAGGCAAGAAACCGGACAGATCATTTATTTTTTTCTGGCGTTGGCTGCGTCGGCGTAGCGCCTGGTGTGCCTTCGTAAGCGTTCAAATTCACACCCAAAGTCTTGGCCATTTCTTGCGCGAATTTAATTGCCTTAAGCGTGTCCTCGAAGTCATAACCCATGGCGGCACTTAAATCTTGCGGTGCCATGAGACCGGCGCGTACGCTAAGAATCTTTGCCTCCATGTCGTTCTTAGGATCAACCCATTCCCAGCGCCGCGGCTGCCACTCGTGCTGGCGAAACTTGATAATCTTTGATGCGGGTAAAGCTGAGCCGTTGAGCATGGTGATAGAGCTAGACATCAGCGCCATCTGAAGCCAAGCCTGGAAAACAGGCTCCATAAATGCACCGATAAACCACTGCTGGTCTGCCATCCATCGATCGCGCTCTTCCAGTGTTCCGCTGCGAATGCTGGAAAAGCTCACGCCCTCAAGATCATTGGCTAGCGAGTGATATGCAACGCGCCAACCGGTAGCGATGCGCTGCAGCATGGTTTTGGCGAACGGTCCGAACACCTCGTTGGGATACTGGCTTTGATGTGCTTGAAAGCTGTAGCCGGCAGGCAATGTGTCGTACACGCCAGGCTGGCTAGCCACGATATTTATAGCGTCTCCGCCGACACCATCAACATCACCAATTGGAGGCGCACCTTCATCTTCTTTTTGCTGAAAAAAACCGTAATGATTAGCGCCATGCTCGGCGGCTAGGAGCGCTGAGAGCATGAACTTTCCAAGATGATGCAAGCTAAGCATGCCGGGCGCCATCCAAGGTATGCCCCGCATCTGTTCAGCACGCTCAATCTTAAATTTATGCAGTAAATCAGTTGATGCAACGCGGACTCGGCGTCGGCCTGTCCGCGCACCATCGTTGGGGTGCGCTTCAAAAAGGTGTAGCGCTAGCGGGCGACGATAGTTATCGACCTCCACACCCATGATGACTGTGTTACCGCCATAGTTGCCGTTGTAAGTGGTGTCAATGCGGTCTACATCGATCACCTGTAGCGCAAAGTTAAAACGGTTTTTCGCATCTGCACCGCGTACCATTCGAACTAAGAATTCGCCATCACTTGGCAGGCCGCCAACGATGTTCTCGCAAAGGTCGCGCAAACTAAGTTGTCCCGTCACGTCGCAAGACTGGCTCCACTCTTCATAAGCGGCCTCGATAGCAGTGCTCGCTAAGCTGTCAGGCTTTCCGGGGGTATCTTCGACCTTGCTTTGAAGGCGTACGCCAGCAGGACCAATCAAGTTGTTTTCAACCATGCCGCGAAACTTGCGCGCATAGTCATTGTTGGTGACTAGCTGACGGCCGCGCTTGCGTAGTGAATTTAGGTCTGCACGTAATTCCTCATTGAGGCTGGATTCAGTAGCAAACCAGTCAGAAGTTAACCGGTCTATTCGAGCACCATCAAATCTTCGCATTTGTAATGCTTTATTTGGTGCGTTACTGGTCATGCGCTGCCAAGCACGGGAGAAAAAACCGGGCTTCATGCCCCAAACCTCACAAAAATTCGGTTGGGATTTTTGCGGCCGGCAGAGATGGATGCAGCGGTGTTCTCGCTACGAACATCACGGCGTAAACGGTCCCGCAACTGCAACAGTTCAGGAATTGGAATGTACTTGAGCTTGCGACCAGCAATCTCATATTCAGCAGTCGCGCTGCTGGCACGGCCCTCAAGAGTTGACTCAATCGCCTCAAGCGTTCGTCTTGCCTGACTACGTGCGTCTAACGTAGCGGCGCTAAAAGCCGCATTGACTACAACGCGACCGCTACCGACGGTAAAAACGTAATCAGATTTCTTGACAGAGGCACGCCAGTCGTAATTTCCTGCAGCCCAGCCAGCTGTAGTGCTGGCTAAGACATTGATCAGATGATCGTCACCCTGCTCAATAGAGTCAAAAGTAATTTTGCCTTTTCCATTGATCAATATGTAATTGAGATGCCAGCCGTCGCTAGCGGGATAGTTCTCAAACGACTTGAGCCACTTGGCGGTATCGCCAGCATTGAGGCTGGCCGGTTCGGTGCTGGGGATAGGTGGGGACATGTAAGGCATGGTCACTTATCTGTTGTCCGGTTTTCAAGGCAAGAAACCGGACGAACTCCCTAGCGTTCAGGAATTGATAATTTCCCATAACCGTGAAGGCCCTAGTCCATGGCGGCGCGAAAGCAGAGCAATTCGCTCGCCCGCTTGGTACTCACGTTTGATAGCGGCGTTACGGTGGCTGAGTGTGCCGCCCTTGCGCTGTACATAGACACGATCACCACCCCACTTTTCCCGAGCTTCACGCTCGACTTGTGCTGCAAGCTCTGCGGTAAAACTCGGAGCCATCGCCAATACTTGGCTAAGTAAGTCATGGATGATGTCTGTTGCGCTCGGGCTGTATGCGGCAGGTAAACACTCGATCAGTAAGATAGGTTGCTGCATTTTTTTTACCATGATGTAGAGGTGTTAGCGCGGCGCCCAGAGCGCTGCAGCATTGGATTAGGGCGGTTAGCCGGCAACGAAATAGGGAGTTTTTCTTCTTGATTTCTATTTTTTTGCCCGCTACTTTCAACTGACTCTGTTGTGCTAAATCCTGAGTTACTGAACAAATCAGGCGCACTAGGGCAATACTTCAGCTCGCGCCGGGCCCAGCCCGGCTCACGGTAAGTTTGAATACCCAAATGGCAGGCGGCTGCATAGGCGTAGACCATGCAGTCACCGCCTTCTTCGCGCTTTCCTTGCGGCGTTATCCAGCGCATGCTGGACTTGCCCTGCACGGTGACGGGCATCAGTCGCGCAGCGGTCATTTGCTCATACTCATCGGTACCGTCCAGAGCTTTGGGAACGTGCACGTAGCCCGGTCCGACTTGGGTGATGCGCATGCGGCCGTAAAGCAAGTGCTTGGCGGTATCGGTACCGATTGGCCACAACTTCAGACTGCGTGCCATGGTCTTGCCGCGCCATGTCACATCCATCAGGCTGGGTTTCCCCAGAATGGTCTTGCCGTAGGTGCTAGCGCCTTTGATGGCCAGCACACCGGCGTGGGTGTGGCTGCGGCAGTAGCTGTAAACGGCGTGTGTGTTGTGGCCGCCGGTGTCAATGCAGGTCGACTCAATCAGCATCTGAGCGCCGCTGACGTGCAGTATTGGCGTGTTGCGGATTTCGCTCAAACGCGTCCATGGACTGCCGGGTGTGTTTTCGTCTAAGTTCGGGTCACCATAAATAATATGCCGAGCTACTAGCCAGCTTTCCTCACCGCGGCCAAAAGCCCAGACTCGCGCTTCCAGCCGATCAGGCTGGGTATCCACGCCCATGGTCAGCATCAAACCGCCGCGCGGAATATTACCCAGCTCATAAGCTTCTGCCCGGCGCGCCAGCGCTTGATGGTCGGCGCCGCTGCCGGTTTCCTCCCAGGTCTCAGCCAGACTGGAATTGAGAAACTTTTTAAGTGGTGCGCTGTTTCCTATCAGCCTCGCGGACTGCGCTTGTTCCCATTCTTCGACCAGGCTAGACCAGCTTTTCCAGCCCAAGGGCGAGTAGAGCTTGTTAATCCAAAAGCCTGCACGCTTGCCCTGCCCTTTGCCTGGTGCGTCAGCAATCCAGATGCCGCCGGCGAGCATAGAGTTCTTGTGATGCTCTTCAATTTCAGCGCCACAGTGCCGGCAGACGTACACGGCAGTTTCCGGCCTAGCTGCACCGCCTTCAGTCTTTTTCCACTTGATACCCCAAGCGGTTTTACTTCCCCACTCAAGAATCTGGAGCTCGTTGCAGTGCGGACAAGGCACATGGTATTTCCGCTGATCGCTGGCCAGGTATTCGCTCTCAATGGTGCTGCTGCCTTTGATGTTGCAGGTGCTCGCAATGATCAACTTACGCCGAGAAAAGTTACTCATGCGCTCTTCAAGCAAGCCCAGCGGGGGACCTTCGTTGTCGACGTCTGCGGGCCACTTGTCGACCTCATCGGCCACGGCAAAGCCAAGCGGTTTAGAGGCCAGACTCGATGCACTGTTTGCGCCGCCAAAGAACACCGTAAAGCCGCCTTGAATTGACCGGCTGCGCCAGCTGGTGGATTCATCGCGGCTTTTGCGCACCGCCACCTTGCCGCGCATGGCCGGGGTTTGCAGGATCGTGGGGAGGAACCGCTGGGCGCTGTGATCTTGCGCGTCTTGCAGCGTCGGCTGCACCATCATCATGTCTTGCGGGTCGGTGTGGATCCGCTGCATGACGGCGTTATAAAGCACTTCACTTTTTCCCATCTGAGTCGCAAACCACAGCACTACCCGCTCAAATCCGGTGTGGCTTGATGCGCACTGCATGGGCTCAACCAAGTAAGGTGTGCGCTCATTGCGCCATGGGCCGCGCTCGGGACCTTTGGCTATGTGGCGAAACTGTGCAGCCCATTCTGCGGTGTCGATGCGCGGCGGTGGTGCAAAAAACTTGGCCATGAGTTTCGCGACCAACGCAGTAGCGCGGGCAATGTCGTCAGGTAAGTCGCGGGCGCTCATTCGAGATCTGCCGTTTGTTGGCCAAGCCGCACAGAGGCACCTGATAGCAGCTCGAGCGCCTGATGAATTTCTGCGTGCAGAAGGTTCTGCACACTGCCTGGGTCAGACTCAGCTGCCAGTAATGGCGCCATCCGCGACGGGATCTGCAGCAGCGCCTCACGCGCAGTGGCCATGGCCACTGACAGGACTGCTTTGACGGCATCCAGACGGATCAAGCGGCCTTTTTCTTCGGCTTCTTTCATCTCTGATAGGTTCGCCTCTGATATTCGCAAACGCGTGCGAGCGGCGTCATGGTCTTCCTCTGAATCCAAGTCGGCCACCTCAGTTTCGTACTCTTTGATCATGGATTGGAAGTGATCACCGCCGACGCGGCCATAGCTGCGCGGAGGCGAGGGAGTCGGAAAGGTGACGGGTGGTGCAGGCTTTCTGGCCGCCACATTTTGCCGAGCAATACGCCATGCCTGGGCAGCCTCTACGGAGTCGACCGGCATCCCTTGCTTCTTGAGTTTGCTGACGTTTTGCCTTGTCATCTTTAAAGCTGCAGCAATAGCGGATTGAGAAATCATCAACTCAGCTCGCCTTGTTTTTTAGCTGCCAACGGGTAGTTGTCAACTGTCAACCATTTGCAAACCGCAAGCGCTAGCGATTTCACGCGGTTCGAATTACCCTTGGGCGGCAGACCTCTGGAAGTACCTTGACAGGGGGGGTGGGCATGCGCTGTCAAAGTTGACCGCCTTGACTCTTTGGCATCGCAGTGCGCACGGACGCATCAAAAGCGCTGTCGAACTGAGCAGGAAACTCTTTATCAAATGCCTTCTGTGCAATACCGAAGAAGTCAAGGCGCCGCTTGTATTTGACTTGCTTCACGAAGATCAAGACAGGCTTTAAGCTGCTGCCAAACCCCGTCTTCACGCGCTGGTAAACGCCGGGCTGCAAGTGCCTAGCCTTAAGGCTACCGACCTTGTTAACCCAGTAAACAAAGCCGTAGGTATTCTTTTTAACGCTGCCCTTGGCCAGCCGTTTCACAGTCGCAGCATTTGCCTTGTTGTAGCCCGACTCGGTGTAGGTGCCGAGCACGTTGAGCAGCTGGGAGATCTGACCTGCGCTCATGTTGCCGTACTTGTCGAGCTTGGCCGCAGCGCCAGGTACCGCATTCCATCCAGCTGGTATCAACTGCATCGATAGCAGCCGCGCCTCCATTGCTTTGTAGTGCCGCTTGCCCATTAGCACATGCGGCTCGACCATTGAGCGCGCGCTTTCAACTGAATTCTTATCCTTGTAGCCCAGCCTGGCCGACAGATTAGTTTTGCTCGACCGCACAACGCGCAGCGAGTTCAGCACCCAAGGAGTTGGCCGGTCAAACACTTGCTGCATGTTCTTACGCACTGCGCCTTGCGCCAGCTCAGCAGATTTGTTGATCGCCACGGATAGCGCGAAGGGTACTTGGCCAGCCGCCTTTTGCAGTGCTGCCCGTACCTGAGATGTGTCTGTCGTGATGTTGATCTGCATGCTCATTGCTCCCAGCTCATGGCTTGTGTTTTGATGTTGTTAAGCAGGTCTTGCTCTGCTCCGCTAAGCGCACATCCCGCTCCTTCAGGGCCTGCAAAACAGCCGCCCGTGTAGGGTTTTCTGGGCGCAAAGCTAAGGCGTACAGCATCGCTTCCTGCGCAGGTTTCAATGGCCGGGCCGAAGCGATTAGACGAGCGCAGCAGTGGACGCACCGTGTGTAGTAGCCACCCCAGTGCGGCTGCGTTACCGATTGCTGGCAGTCCCGGCATTGGCTCACCCCACCATTCCGAGTGCAGCACGCGCACTCATGAGCGTGTAGGGCATGACTCGCTCGCCAGCCGCATCCTTCGCAAGCGCGCGGTGAGCCCAATCTTTCGCGCCGCACAGGGGCGCATCGCGTACTGGCGCCAGCTTTGCCAACTCCTTTGTGACCCGATCTTGGCCAGCCTTGACGTAATGCAGTTCCGGTACTTGCTCAGCAGGCAATGTGTTTGCGATTTTGCGAAACTCCAGCACTGTCGGCGGCTTGACCGGCAAGTTCTGTAAGGCCCATACAATTGCTTTTGGCCGGTTTTCATACCCCGCCATTTCGTGCGACCAGTCAGCCTTCACATCCGCAATATTCATCCCCTCCCAGCGAGATGAAAAGTCACGGCCATAAACCAATATCAGCTTAGTAAAAATCTTATCTGTCCAAGCAGCTGGAAGGCTCATTTTGCAATCTCCAAAATCGTTGAGGAATTGACCGATCGAAAGTAATCGGCAGCGTCTTGATTGGGTTTTTGACTTGGTGCAGGTCGCGCCAGTTCAGGTGAAATTTCAGCAACACGCAGGCGGCATGATCGCTGGTAGGCCGTCTCAGACTCTTGCTGCGGTACCGCCAGCGCAGTGCTGGCCAGCTGAGCTGCATCAGTCATTCGGCCCTCAACAATCGCCAGTGCGTAAGCAAAGTTTTTTTGCTTCTCGGCGCACTCTCGGGCAACGCCAGCGAACAGTCCGATGTCTGCGCCTTTGTCGATCAAAACTAGTAGCTTGGGGTGCGAAGGGTTGGTTGCCGTCATGCCTTCGGCTTTCATCGCAACGCAAATTGCACCGGCAATCGAAGGGCGGACAGCGGCATCATCGTGCGCGTACTGAGGTTGAGTTGTTAACCCGCCCTTTTCTTCTTTCTCTATCTCTTTCTCTATCTCTTCTCTAGCTAACGCACTACTAACGCTGTGTGCGTTAGTTTTATGATGACTTGGCGTTAGTACAGCGTTAGCGTCATGAAAGATGGGCGTTAGCTGCGCGTTCATTTCATAGTCATCCTGCGTTATTTGTGCGTTAGTCTCATCGCTGTAGGGCGCTGTCTGAGCGTTAGCTTTGGAGCCTTTTTTTGTCGTCACTGGTGGATTTTCTGAAGCGTGATTAGCAACACGCTTTGCAACTTGGCAGCGTTTTTTAGCGGACGTCCCGTTATGTTTAACAAAGTCAATAATTCGCACGCCGTCCGAGCTTTCTTCAAGCCACTCGATGCTACAAAGCGCAGCGGCAAAGCCCGGCACACCCGTCTTTCTATCAATACCCTTGCACGTCAGACCAATCATCAAGCCGTCCTCTGTATGTTGGTCAGCAGTGGCCCATAGCCAATACAGAGAGCCCACAATGGCGGCCTCAGAACTATCAGTTGCGTCCACCAGGCGCGCCACTCTAGGGTCATCCCAAAGATTGCCGCGCATCTTGATCCAATCGCCGGCCATTAAAAAACCACCGTCGATGTGCAATTAATTTGAATTTTCATGATCACCCTTTCACCACCTAAAAAAGACACAGCGGCAGGCAGTAGGTGAGACTGCTTTTCGGCACAGGGATCAATCTGCCGCCTAGCCTTGTGAAAACTCGACATAGATATCAGTAAAAATCGGCTGTCAGAGCCGGTGCGATAGGCGCAGCAGGAGTTGCCGCAAAAGATCTAGCACCAGGCGCGTAATACGCATAAGAAGAAGGTGAAGCGTGTTGAGCCATACCGGCTGGCAACACCTCCCAAGCTGATCGGCGCTTGACTGAGCGGCGCAGCAAAAACCCATCCAGTGCAAGGAAAGTGAGTTCTCGCGACAGACTAGACTTTTCAATCAAAGCACCCGGCTTGGCTTGAGCTCTTAAGGCGTGCAGGATTTCAGCTAGGGTCAGATCCAATCGTCCACGCCGCTGTGCAAGTAATACGATATCCAACGCGTTATGTGCCAAGTGAGACAGCTTGCGCGGTTTGTCAGCATTTGATTCATTCATGGCAGCTCCTTAAAAGAAAACCCTTTGCAGCCCTGAGGCGTCAAAACCCGGCATCTTCCCGTGCTAGGAAAGACAAACGAAAAAAAGGACGTGGCGCGGCGAACGTAGTGGCGGCAAAGAGAAAGTGGCGAGCACCCACTGTCAGTAGACAATGGTGCTGCGACACAACCAAAACTACTCAAAGGAGTGCTCATAAATGGAAACCTCCGCAGCTCTTGCAGCTCTTCAAGCTAGCTACGCCTTCCTTAAAGATGTCGGAGGATTTGCCCTGAACGTGCGCGATAGCCATAAATTTGCGGCCATCAATATCGACCTCACGGACAAAATCATGCAGGCGCAAGCCAATATCATTGAGGTACAAGACGCCATCGCCAGCAAAAGTATTCTTTTGCGCGCTCTCCAGGAACGCGTTGCAGAAATGGAGCGAGATCATCGGGAGCGCAGCAGATACCAACTTGCAAAACTGGGCACTGTCGGGGATTTCTTCGCGTATAAGCTGCGACCTGCGGGCGAACTCACGGAGCGGGCCGATGAGCCGGAGCATTTCTTGTGTCAGACGTGTTTCGATGCCGGCAAGAAGAGCATCTTGCGAATCAGCAGTTACTCCGCTTTGTGCCACTTGTGCAAGGTTACCGTCCAAACTGTGAAACCCCATGTCAAACAAGCCATCCAGCAAAGGGGAAACAGTTTCAATAGGTACTTGTAATTTGCTTGGATCATCCATGTCAAACTCCAACCCAAATCATTTGTAATGGATCTTTTTTCATACCGTAGCCGCACGTAGATAAGCAGGCTTACCAGCCTCATGCATCGCACACATGCTGGCCACGCATGTCTGCCCCTTGGCTACCAGCTCGCCAAACTGACGCTCAACTTCGCGTAGCTCAGTCAAGCTGACTTGACCGTCAGACAAGGACTCAGCAGCACTGGCCATGAACAGACCGAACTCATGCGCAGCATCAGCAAGGCATTTAAATGTTGGTCCATTAGTGCCCTCATCTGGTGGCAACGGAATCAACAAAGCGCCTGCATTTACTGCCGCGGCAGTAACCGGCGCAAGATGATTTGGAACCTTCGCGGCAAGACAAAGCGATATCAGCAACTCTTCATCGTCCACGCCCCACTTGTATCCATCAACACCGGTCAATTCTTTGCGTAGTGTGTCTGGGCGCTTACCCATATGCGCAGCAAGTGAGTCAAAGTCAGGGAAGCGGCGCGCTAAGTGCAGCGCAGCGATACGTCGGTTCATAGCCAGACCTTCAAAAAATGGGGATGGGAACAAATACAAAGCTTTGGCAAACTGCATT